CTCAGCCACTCCCTTAGACCTTATCGTCTTCTTGTCATTCAACAAGAACCCCGGGGGGTAACTCTCTGAGGCGACAGGTCCGTCAGTGGAGATTAGAGTGTCATCTCCATTGACGAGGATGCTTGCTTCCCGGCCTCTGGTTGCCCAGAGGGCGGCCAGGTACGACTGCAAGCAAAGAAGAGGAAAGGAGAGGTAGCTCCCCATCATCTGCCCGTTCGTGACCTCGAGCGTTCCTCCCTCCACATCAACGAGTGGAGTTAAGGCGTTCACAGCTAAAAGCCTAATCGCGCCAGGAACTGTCACCGCCTTCGAAAGAAGGCACTCGAGTATCGTCGACGCTACCAAGATCGACAAGTTATCGGTAGCCGCCACTAGATCCACCGAGGTTTGCCAAGCGTGGATCAGGGTAGATGAGATTACACCCTCTGACGGAGAACCCCTAAGGAGCCAAGGGTACCTTGAAAGATGATCATAGATCGTCTTGTGAAGAGGGCCGAGAAGATCGTTCCGAGACTCAAAAATGGTCAAGGGACGCACCTTCCCGGCGCTCAACACCTCCTTAACGCGCCTTCAGGGGGCCGGTCTCGAAACCGCGCCCAGCAAGGCAATTCCGTCGGAACTCTTTCTCGCCACCATTTGCCGCGAGCAGCTGGTCTGCCCGGGTCTTACAATAGCGCGACGACGCCTGGGGTACGAAGGTATGGACATACTCAGCGTATCGAGAATCCCAGCCGTACGGAAAGAGTCGGAGGATAGTTCGCCGGACGAACTTTACGTAATCCTCTGGGGTGGGGGAAGGGGTAGAGGTAGCAGTCGTGGCCCACGACGACTGCATAGAAGGACTGTGGCGACGGCAACCCGCAGGCAGGTTGCGCTTCAGGGAGCTCACTGAGTGAGCAAACTCCCACCTTTGACGACGCCAGAGTCGCTCAAGGGGCATAGTTCCGTCAGGAGAGGCCTTATTAGGTCGCTGTCTCCTGGGGAATTTCACACATGGGCGCTTCTGCCCCTCAAGCAGAAGGAACTTGAGGAATCTGTCTAACTCCGTGACTTGTAGATCCGGTAACTCGCTCTGGGGAATACCAAAGCGAATCCGAATAAGTCTTAAGCCATTGGAGACGGATTCCCGTGTGTCAAGTTCTGCCTTACGGCAAGAATGACACGTTTGACCATCAGAACCGCGGGCGGACTTATCTGATGGGGCGCTGCGTTTAGTCGCGGCAGACCGAGCTTGGACAAAGCCTTTAGGCATCCGGAAGCTCGGGTTGTGTTTTCG